AGAAGCAGATGATATCATAGCAACAATTGTACACGATTGTGCTGGTGCTCATTTGCTAAATGGTGGATCAGAACCAATACTAATACTATCTGGCGACAAGGATTATATCCAATTACATACCTATGAAAATGTTAAACAATATGATCCAGTACGTAAGCGTTGGATTAGTCATGATCACCCAGATATGTTTCTCAAGGAACATATTGTGAAGGGTGACCGCAGTGATGGAATTCCAAATATTTTGTCAAAAGATGATTGTTTTATAAACGGAAGACAAAAGCCTCTACGCACCAAGACGCTAAATAGCATTATGGAAATGGATGTAAGTGAAATCACACAGCAATCATTTCTTGTTAACTGGAATAGAAACAAACGTCTAGTCGACTTATCACTTGTACCTGATGACATTAAAAATCAAGTTAAAGAAGCATATGAGGCTAGCAACAACAAATCTCGTGATCAACTGTTTAATTATTTTGTGAAAAACAGACTGAAAAACTTGATGGAACATATTGGAGAATTTTGATGGCTTATACAAAGGGCCTTGCTGAGATTATTGAAGAAGTTAGAAAAACAAAAAACGTTAAAATTAAAGCTAATATTCTTAGAGAAAATCAATCAACACAATTAATTGATTTGTTTCAATTAACCTACAATCCAACAATTAAATGGATTCTACCAGAAGGTAATCCTCCATACGATCCGGCACCTAAAGATAGTGACTTGGAAGGTGCATTGCTTGGTAAAATGAGGATGATGAAATATTTCATTAGTGTAAATGACCAAGTTTTGGAACCAAATGTACACCCTATTAAACGTGAAAGTATTTTTGTCCAATTACTAGAAGGAATTGATCCTGCTGATGCACGGCTAGTCCTTGAAATGAAGGCTGGTGATATTAAAGGCGTAAGCAAGACAGTGGTTAAGGAAGCGTTTCCACAAATTCAAACCGAGGAAGAAACTAATGGCTAAGTCTAAATATCGTTTTGATGATTATGATGAAGAAGATTTTGAGTATGAATTTAAAAAGAAAAAAGAAGAAAAAAATCAGAATAGACGAAACACTAGACGATTAAAAAATGCACTCAAATCAAAAAGTATTGACCCTGACATTATTCAAGAATACGAGGACTTTTAATGCCAACATATAATTTTTTAAACACTGAAACTGGTGAAGAGTTTCAGATGTTTTTAAAAATGGATGAGTTAGATCAATATAAATTGGATAACCCCAATATTCAACAAATGCCTTCATCACCTGCACTTGTTAGTGGTACAGGTATGGCTGTTAGTAGAACTGACGAAGGTTGGAAGGATACCCTTAGATCTATAAAAAAAGCATCAGGGAGGAACAATACAATAAACGTATGACAAAAAGATTGAACAAAAAACAAAGAAGGCTACTTCGACAAGAAGGAGTAATCGATATAAAAAATAAAATCAATCATACTAAATTTGGCATTGTTGATATTACCAAACATTACAATTTGACCGAACTACAATATGAAGTCATTAACGCTTATGATGATAATTATCATCTCGTCCTTCATGGGGTTGCTGGTACAGGAAAGACATTTCTTTCTTTATTTTTAGCTTTACAAGACATTGTTGAAGGTCACGCTGATTACAATAAAATGTACATTATAAGATCAGTCGTACCTACAAGAGACATGGGATTTTTACCAGGCAATGCGAAACAAAAAGCTCAGGTGTATGAAGAGCCTTACAAGATGATAAGTAATGAACTCTTCAACCGAGGAGATGCATACGAAGTCTTAAAAAATAAAAACATGGTTGAGTTTCTTACAACCTCATTTCTTAGAGGCACAACATTTAACAACTCAATTATTATTGTCGATGAAATTAACAACATGAGTTTTCATGAACTAGACAGTATCATTACAAGAGTTGGTAAAAATTGTAGAATCATATTTTGTGGTGACTATAGACAAAGTGATCTAATAGATTCGAAGGAACGAAGTGGTTTAGGTCGTTTTCTGGATATCCTAAATACTATGAATGGTTTCAAAAGATTTGAATTTGGAATCGAAGATATTGTAAGATCCGACATTGTGAAGGATTATATTATTCAGAAAATGGGATTATGTTCAAGCAATCAATTATAGAACAAGAAGAACTTACCAGAGAACAAACTGATGGAAAAAGATTTTACGTAACACCTAATGGAGATAAGTATCCTTCAGTTACAACAATTACCAGTCAAATAGGTAAAAGAGGTATACTTGAATGGCGTGCAAGAGTTGGTGAAGAGAACGCCAATAAAATTACGGCAAAAGCCTCAAGAAGAGGTACTGGTGTACATAAATTATGTGAGATGTATATCCAAAATCAAGATATAGACTATAAAAAAGTACCTCCACTAGAGTTCTTTCTTTTTAAACAAATAAAGCCTATTTTAGATAAATATCTAAAGGAAGTTGTGGCAGTTGAATCAATGCTCTTTAGTGATTATCTAAAAGTAGCTGGTCAAGTCGACTGCATAGGTGTTTGGGACAATAAGCTGTCGGTAATAGACTTTAAAACATCGACAAAGAGAAAACCCAAGAAATGGATTAGTAATTATTTTATGCAAGAATCTGCGTATGCAGTTATGTTTGAAGAACGAACAGGTATACCAGTCACAAACCTTGTAACAGTTATAGCATGTGAGGAAGATGAGCCACAACTATTTACTGTCTCTAGGGACAACTACATTCATCAATTTATTGAATGGAGAGAGATATTCAAGGAGAAGAACGGTGTTTAAAAAAACACTTTTAGTAGCGTTGCTTTGTTTATTACCATTTGAAGTTTACTCGAGTCAATTGCAACTAACACCGACTATGAAACAAGTTGGTTGCGGACCATATAAAGATCTTGATAACGAGCTAAGAACTAAGTGGTTGGAAGAGCCAGAAACGATTGGATTTGCAGGTGTCAGTGCTCAGGATCCAAATGTTGAAAGAAGTAACTTTAATATTATTGTTTATAAGTATAAAAATAAATTTACATTCTCGTTTGTTGAGCATTTTTCATCCGGAACTGCTTGTGTTATATCAGCTGGAATCAGTCTCGAGTTTAGTAAACACGATTACGATTTGTTTATGAGAGAAAATTCTAAAATTTAGATAACTTTTTATCTTTAAATTTTAATAACCATGTTTCGTCATCCATAAAGGTTAACGGAGGGTTTGGCACCGTGCTCGTATAAACTTGCCAGGCCCTCCAATCGTTTTTATTTTCAAAAGTCTGGCACATCTTCGAACCAATATTAAAAGTAGTTCCGTAATTCTTATTAAAGAACTTTGATACAATATGCAATGGTCTTCTTCTATTGATATGTTCCATCGTCATTATCATACATTTGTAGTCAGGCGTAGAAGTAACAGCTTCCATTTGTAAAGGGAACAAATATTTTGATGGAACCCACTCTGGGTTTTTTCCTTTACTGTATTGTTGTTCTATACCCTGCCTTACCCTACCACCAGCATTCCTATACTTTGGGTGGACAAACAATCTTGTCATTACTCTGTATACACCATTAGGAAAGAAGTGGTTCTGAGCAGCTGCTATACACCATATGTTGTTATCGATTGTAGAGAATGTCCAACAAAAATATTTTCGAAATGTGTACTGCCAAAGTAACATATCAAACCAATCTGAGTTCCTATCACTATCAACTTTTTGTGATTCGAGGAACTCAATAAATTGGTCTTCATTCTCTTCATTTAGTAAATGACTTTCAATCCTCATCATTCACTAAGAAGAACTTATCAAATGTTAACATAGTTCTGGTATAGTAATCTTTGTTATGTTGCATCACTGGGCTTGTGTGTGAAATGTACATTCTTATTTCATCAAGCGCTCTCAGTATTGATGCGGGGTGTTGATTTTGAATTTGCTTCATTAACTTTTCTGAACGACGTTCAATTACTTGTTTTTCGTTCCATTCCTCCGGACTCATAACATACCCTCCAATAGTCCTTTCCACTGCATAGCTCTTGTATCCCAATTATAAAAGGCATCAGCATATTGCTTCTGCAACGTGATTCTGGTTTTCATAGCTTCATCATCAATAAGGTTAACTGCGTTATACAAATTCTGGGCAAATATTTCAGCGTGTTTATTTGCTTCCATGTGCATGCCATACATCATTGTCCAGTTTGCAGCTGTTTCATACAATGCGCCATAATCACTATGCACACAAATCAAACCTGCTGACATAGCCTCCATGAGACTTATACAACTCGTTTCTTTCCATACACAAGGATATGCGTAGATGTGCATATCCTTCAACTTCTCCATTAGTTCTTCGTGAACAACATATCCATAATATTCCATATGCTCATGTTCACTAATATACCTGAACATATCCTTATAAGGATTATCTCGTTGAGCCCATCCATATATTTCAAAACTAGAAAACACATGAAGTTTAACTGGTTTATCCATCTTCGAAAAATATGTGTCATGAAGATGGTTGAATGTAGGCACTAATAGTTCCAATCCACGATGTGGCGTCGTGAAGTATACAATATTAATGCAATCCTTGGGTTTCTCGTGGGGTACAATTGGGTTAATAGCATTGAGCATCACTTGGATATTCTCCCAAGGAAGATTCAAGTGATTTATGTATTCTTGTTTCTGCCAATTAGATACACAAACAATCTTATTATAATCATCATACTTCTCAGTTAGATGAGCTACCTCAGGATCTTGTGCAAGATCATGGACCCAAAGAATACGTTTCTTGTCTTCCAACTTTCTAGCCCTTGTTGGAATAATTTGAAACTGCTCTAACAATTCCTTAGGTAGTCTCTTATACAATTCCTCTTGCATAAGTTCAGTACCACCCCGAGCATTTTTATTAAGTTCATTCTTTTCTGGTTCACCAGCCTTATTAACCGGTTGGTTTTTAGAATCCGTAATAGTAAGTGTCACTGCCATTTTAAATTATCCAATATATTGTAGACATTCCTCTTCATATTTAATTAAATCATCACAACCACCAATTCGTTTTTTACCAACAAACACCTGAGGATACGTAATACCACCTGCATGATCTAGATCCTCAAGTAATGGGTCGAGCTGAAACATATAAACTTTATTTTCACCTGATCGTTCAAACACTTCATATTCCAAATTATT